GTAGTTTTTTTATCTGCATAAAACTTTATCTTATCAAATTGAAAATCTGCACTTAAAGTACCATCGTCTTGACACATATAAGTAAGTTCAACTTTACCCGTAGCAAAATCTAAATCTACCTTATACTTTCTACCGTCCACAATAGCGTAGCCTGACTTTGTAATGTTTATTGTCTGCCCGTTTCGGGTGAGGTTAATACTTTTCATATTGACCCCCCTAATCTAAGCTTAGTTCAATAGTGTAATCAGTACCATCAAGTAAAGAAGTATCGTAATCCAATATGTATTTGTGTTTAGCATCATCATAAACTAATTTACTTGTAATTAATGTTCCATCCTTTGCAACAATATTCACATTTAATGATGATAGAATACTTGATTTTAATGAGCTTAATAGGCTTCCCTCTTTTAAAATTTCAGTTACTAAATCTTTAACAGTAGGAATTGATGGTATTTTAAAGTTATTTTTCACAATACTTATAACTTCATTTGCATTAATGCCACCAACCATCTTTTTAATTGAGAATTCACCTGTTTCGGATTGCCCTATTTTTAACTCATCTCCAAAGATAATATTAATAGAGTCTTGATAACTTTTTCCATAAGTATCAAGTAATAACTTATTCAAGGCTACTTCTTCTAATCCTTGATTATCGACTACAAAATTTACTTTTTTGTTTGTTGGTACAATATCGCCTTCAAAATAATTTATATCTGTGTATCCTGCTTTAATATAAGGCATAGTATCACCTTATATTGCATAGATTTTTAAATCAAATCTAAAAGTTGCATCTGGGTTTCCACTAAAAATAATACGGTTTTGAATGTCATTATCGCCTCTTAATGATATTGCACCCCCGACATTTGTGCAAAAACTATCTTTAACATTTGTAAACTCCCAACCATTTTTTTCATCGTATGTAGCTTGTGAAAAATAACCAATTTGACATTCAGAAGTATTTTCTAGCTGAACAATATCACCAGCAATAAAAACATTTTTTGTTGTATCAACATTAGATAAATCAAAAATTCTAACTACACCATCTGTGTCAGGCTTTGCATCTGTGTCAGGCTTTGCATCTGTTTGAAAAACTGCAATAGGTTCAACACCAAACATTTTACCTATTTTATCTTGTGCTAGAAACTTTAAGTTATTATCCATCTCTTCATAAGAAAGTGGACTACCTTTTCCTTCTCTTGTTACAATTCCCATAAATCTTCTCCTTAAATTACTACCGCTTCAACGGTATCATCTTGTTTTTCTAAAGCTACAATTCTATCTTTATACTTAACTAATGTATTTTCAACTGCTGTTACTGTCTCTTTTACTGCTTTTGTTGTTGCAAATTTACTTGTAATTAAAACATCAAACACTAAATCAGTCATATTGTACTTATCTGCACAAGCATTTGAAAAAACCCTGTAGATATTCCCACTCCGTGCATCAAAAATATCGCCAAAAAAGTAATCAATATAATCACCATTTGCATCTTTGTTATCTGCTTTATTTTGAAAGGTATCGTTTAACCAACCCTTAGTGAAGTCAATAGCTCCCTGTATAGTTACATTAGAAGTAGGTCTAATGATTACCTCTTTTTTATATAATCCACCCATATAAAAAGCTCCTTATGATTTTAAAACACCTGCATCTACTAGCTCTTTTCTAAGTGCATCTACTTTTGAATCTACTGCGGTTACTGCATCTGTTGAAGATTTTTTATCTACAACTTCTGTAAGTGTAGTTACTTTTTTCTCTACTGCGGTTACTGAATCTGTTGATGCTTTTGTATCAACTTTTTTATCTATCGCATTTACTGCATCTGTTGTTGCTTTTGTATCTACAACTTTTGTGAGTGCATCTACTGCGTCATCATTCTCCATTGTTTTTAATGCTAAGTTTTGAAAATTACCGTCAAGTTCTTCAAAAGTAAGCTCTGAATTTTTTTCTGCTCTTAATACAATCGGTGCATTTGCTCCATTTAAAGTAATGTTCATTTTTTTGTTCCTTATTGTTTTAATTTTTTAGAGTGTCGGCATAAGCAGCCGACTAAAGCCCACTATTTATGAGCTTGATTTTTTTTGCGAAGTGTGTTCTAATTAAAGGACTGCACCATCGCCATTATCTGCATCACTCTTTTTTTGACAGTCTTTCTTCGCTAAGCCTAAAGATGCTCTGAATTTGTTGTTAATACCACAAATATTCAAACTTGATGCTTTTAAATCTCTTGAATCTGAATATGCTTTTAAATATTTAACTGCTTGTTCAAGTTCTGCAACACGATTAGCTTCATTTGTTGCAATTTCTGATTCAACATCCGATAAACGAGTTTTAACGCCTTTTACTAAATTGCCATCTGCATCTTTTGTGTCATTAAGTGTATCTTCTACTGCCGTAATACGGTCTGAAACTTCACTTATTGAGCCTGTTGCACCACCTTTGATGTCGTCGATTTGAGACTGTAAATCTTTTTCTTTAGCAACTGCTCTGTCTGTTTCAACTTTGATAAGATTTGCAATACTTCCTGCAACTGTTTCATCGCCTTTTAGAGTAGCAATGTCTTTTTCTGTTAAATCAACACGACTTACTAAATTTGAAACTACCGTTTTTACCGCTGAAATAGCCGTCGCATTTTTATCACCTGCATTAACTGCTTTTGTGATTTGAGATTGTAAGTCTGCTTCAACACCTGATGCACGAGTTACTTCGTCTGTAAGTGCTTTTGTATTTTCCTGAATTTTTGTGTAAACTGCTTGGATGACACCATTTTTATCTGACAATACATCGTCAATTGCTTTTACTTTTTCTGCAAGTGATTCAACGCCATCGCTGTCGTCAAGTTCTGTGATTGCTTTAATTTGAGATTGTAGTCCTGCTACATCTGCCTTAACATCATCAACTGTTGCATAACCGAGTGATTGTACATACTCTGCAACTGATAAACCCATTTCACTAGCTAAATCTTGTAAAGCTTTTTCTAGTTCGTTTGTTGTTACATTATCTGCCATAAGATAAACCTTTTTTTTGATTTTGAGCCTCTTAAACTCTTGATTAGCATTATATGAATTATGAAATATCTAAAACAAGTATGTTTTATTTTTTTTCAAATAATGCTTTTAAGTGCTTTTGTAATTAAGTTAGTAGCAAAAACATAGTTCCTATAATCAAATTATTAAATGATACAAATAGGATTATTTTTAGGAATAATTTTGATGTTTCTTTGCTTATTTTTTCTTCTATACTTTCACCCATAAGAGTTATGAGCTTTTTTACTTCATTGCTGTTCATACTGTTTTAAATCTACTGCATTTGAATTGAATAAACTTATGACATCTTCTGCAAGATGTACATAGTCTCTATTTCTCTTATTGCTTAAATAGCTACACATAAAAAATATAACCGCTTGGATTAACTCTTCCTCTATTTCAACAATATCATCATCTGCAACACCAATAATTGCTTTTCTTATATAATAGTGATTGTAAACCTCATCTTTAATATCTAATTCACTATGCACTCTTCTAAAGACATCCGTTTTTGATTCATCCCATCTCTCTAATAAAGTTAATGGAATACATCTCATACAAACGTCTCTTATTGCCATAGAGAGGTATGTTTTGTCTGTGAGCAAATCTTCTGCTTTTGAGTTATCGCCACGTAATAGCCCTGCAACAGATTTTTTAACCTCTCCGTACTTCATACTATTTTAAACCTTTTGCCGATGCGAACATATCGCCATTTTTAACTTCTAAAGTTAGGTCGGTATAGTATCTTCCAAACTTCGCTGTTTTTGATGTGGGAACTTCTGTAAATGCAGTTTGTGAAACATACATTGCTCTTGCTTCTCTAAACTTACCTGCTAACAACTTATCTGCAAGGGCATCGCCTGCAAAATGTCTGTGTAATTGAAACTTAACATTGCCGAAGTCTGTGACAATTTCTGTAATTGTCGGGTCAAATTTGTGTTGCCCGCTTTGTTTGATTATGTAGTCTTTTGCAAAGTTATTTGCTTTGTTTTTAAGCTTACTTCCTAAAAGTACAGTAAAAGTATCATCTTCCATTGCACCTCGTTTCCAAAGTGGTTCTAAAAAAGCGTGTAGCTCATCCATAGTAAAGTCTTTAAAAGTGGAACTATCGCTTGCATCATACCCATCTACTGTGTATCTTTGCTCGGCTGGAACAAAATAGAATAATCCTGCCATTCTTGGTGCTTTTGTAGCAGTTCCTGCAACGGGTGATGATTCAACACCGTTAGAATTTCCTAGACCTAAAATTGCGTATTCAACATCTTTAAGATGCTCTTTCCCTTTTTTACCTACTTGGTACGCCCACTCTTTTTCACCATATTGCGACATTTCCATTTGTCTTTTGGTTACGCCGATTTCATTTTTGATGATTTGAGCAACATTGCTGTTTTTAAATTTAGTAGGCGTTGTATTTTCCTCTAAATCTGACAACTCTAATTGTGCATTGTCTTTAGCATCTGCATATCTGTCGTTAATCCACGAATGTGTCGGTGCTGAAATGCTACCGCTTCCTATCATTTTTAACAACGGAGCAGTAGATACACCTTGTTTAATGATAGCATTGACTATCGATGGCTTCTGGCTTACCGTGTTGTTTATTGTAGTAATCATTTTTGTTATGTCTCCCCTGTAAGAATAAATTGATTATTGTAATTCTTACAAAATGGGAGCAAATAAAATAAGTATGTTTTATTTTAAATTACGAATTTTTTAAAATAAAGTCGCCTAAATCAATTTCGGATGCAGTTCCGTCTTTAATTTTTTTGCTGAGGTCGTCCACTTCACCGCCTGCATCACCGCTATCTGTTATTTCATCCGGCTTCTCTTTTGGTTTCATCTCTGATTGAACTTTTTTAAATAGCATTTCTAGCCCGTCTTTATCAGATTTAATAACATTTGCCATCTGTGGATTTTTTTCTGACATTTCTTTTATCTCTTTTTCTACTTCTTCTGGTGGTACATCTTCAAATTGTGAGCTGACCTCTTTAAATATTGCATTCTCTCTTGATTGTTCTAATTGAGATTTCATTGCCTCTAATTGTTGCTCGTAAATATCAAGCCCTAATGCTTGCTTTGCCATTTGTACTTCATCATCTTGTGTTGGCTGTACTTGTGGCTGTACCTGTGGCTGTGCTTGTTGTGCATATTGTTGTGTATCTTGTTGTTGGTCGTTCATCATATCTTGTGTTATTGGTGCTTGCATTTTATTTTTCCTCTTTTGTATTGTTTTTTTCTTTGTTAGATACTGTCATATCACCGCCGTCTTTCTCATTAGTTTTGTTTGTTTCTTCTTTGTTTACCACTTCTACATAATTAGCTTCAAACGCCTCCTTTGTTAATGTAAAATTCTCGCTTTGGTTATTGACATTTTGATAATGTACGTGATTACCGCTTACATCAACAACTACTACCTGCTCTTTTTTTTCAAACTTTTTTCCAATTATACTCATTCTTTTTCTCCTGCTTTAATGTATTCAAGTTCTTCTTTAAAATGTTCGATATCGTCATCTAAGTTTTTTATTAGATTTTCAATTATATTCATTGTAAACGCTATCCCTTTCATCCTATCCAAGCTTGCTTTTGCAATATTTGCATCATCTGTGTTTACTGCGATGCCAAAGACTCTTTGATACTCATTGTTTAGTTCCTCGTAAAACAATAAGCCGATATTAGAATCTTTAAAGCCTTTTAGTTCATCTAATAATTGATATCCCTCTAAGATTTTCTTTTTAAGCTCTTCTTTTCCCATTAATGCTTCATCATCAGTTCTAAAAAGCTCGTTTTCTTGATTAATATTATTGAATTTCTGCATTTTCTTTCTCTCCTTCCGCTTCTTCCTCTGCTTTTTTTACTTTCTCGATTATTGTATCTTGCCCTAAAAGCTTCATTTTCTCCATATTAAGCTCATCTAACATAAGTGCATATTTTTTTGCCCTTTCAATATCGTTAATCTGCAAAAAAGCCTGTATACTCTGCATAACTGAATTAATAGCAACATCATTGTTTTCGCTAGCTATAAGCTTGTTAGTTGAGCCAACGCCGACATTTATTATAATTTTGTGTCTTAGTCCTCTACTTCTGTCAATACCTACAAAATTAACACTTGATTTGTATTTGTAAATTAACATTACAATTCTTCTTATAAGCGGTCTGAAAAAGTTTTCGTTAAATGCCCTATTTAAATCATCAACTACTGAACTTCCTTGATTCTCGATAGCTCTCACTTCTCTTGCTGTTTTCTCTCTACCTGCAATAATACCTTGTGAGAATTTAGTTACACCGCTTATCTGCTCTGCTTCAGCTTCAACTTTGTTTGTATCAAATATTGAATCATTTAATCTAGGGATAGGCAGTTCTCTAATGTTTGCTATGTCATCAACTACAATCTTTTTACGATTAGATGCTAAATCATCTTCTCTAAGCCCGCTGTTTTTTGTAGTGATAAATCTTTGGTTAAGCTGAATATCTGTCGCATCTATTTGCTGGTTTCTCTTTACCGTATGCTCTTTTTGTAAAGATAATAAAGGTGCAATAAATGCTCCGCCGTAAGCCCGTGTAGGCATTACAGGCTCGCTTAACATAACAAATTGCGGGTCAAGTACGGATGGTATAAACGGCAATCCGTCTTTGAGATACTTATCTAATCTTAAAATCGTGTCGTCATTCAAAATTGTTGTAACATACCACTTATTGCCTTTCTTCCTGTAAACCTCGTGGAACTCTATTCTTTTATACTTGTTAATATCATAGCTTTGATTATATTGTTGATTACCAATAAGTGAATCATTGACATATCTTTCCCAATCAATTGGTACTCTGTATTGTGCTTCAAGGTCTGCTATTGTCATCGAGTTTACCCTATGCACTAAAAATCTAATATCGTGAATTGACGGTGCATAGGGGTCAAGATAAATACTGTCTAGCTTCGGCTGTTCAATTTTAACTGTATTTTCTCGTGAACTCCAATATACTTTGGATATTGCCGTCCCGTACACCAAACTATCTCTTACAACCGGTTTACATTTTGAGTAAAGGTTTCTATCCCTGCTGAAATCTTTAAGCTCTTTTACAAGTGCTACCGTTGTTTTTTTATCGTTTTCATTGCTTCCATCATACTCTGTAATTTCTGCAAGCTCATCACTGCTAAAAAAAGACTTCATAACATCCCTAACCAATAAATCAACTTTAGGCTTTATCAGATTAGGCGTTAATGCCGATTTTTGCCTTCTTATTAAAGATTTTCTTTGAGCATTTGATAGTACATTTATATAACCTCTTTCAAGTTCGATAAACTCCATTAGATGCTTTTGAAAACCTGAAATTGCACCATCTCGGAGGGCTATAATCTCTGCTCTTACTTCTTC